GGTTGCTTAATGTCTAATTCGACATCGGCTCCTGGACCTGATGTATCTATGTCAACGGTCTTTTCATTTTTGTTTTCTGGCATAGTTTCCTCCTATGTTTATATATAGTGAAGTACAGACTCAGGATCAGGAATAGTTCCTAATACTTCATCATCGTTTAATATACGAACTTCACCGCCTTCGATTGGTAGTCGGGATCCTGCATAACGAGCAAAGATTACCCAATCACCTTTCTTGCACCACGGGCCTGTTGGATATTTTTCTTTATCGTAATAAGCTAGTGGTCCAATTTTTAAAACGTAACCGCAATTAGTTGCGATTCGTAATCTGTCTAAAGATTCTTGTGAAATAATAATTCCACCAGATGTTTTTTCTTTTGGTGTAAATGGTAATACTAATAATCTCCAACCAGATGGAGTTGGTAACTCATCAACTACAGATTTTATATTTTCTGGATTTAATGGTTCCTTATTTTTTTCAGCTTTAGCTTCTTCTTTATACTTTTCTTCAAGACCTAGGTTTATCTTTGGTACTTCCTTTTCCGAGGTCGATAACGTTTCCTTTTTCATCACTTTGCTCCTTCTTGTTTAGCAGGTTAGAGATTTCCTGAATTACTGTTTGGTAGGCATTAGCCTGTCCTTGCATATACTTGTATTTCTCCATATTGTCAACATTTCCAGATATCATAGCATCACCAATATTTTGGTAAGAATCTCTGATAAATTTCTGAAGTTTAGTTATAAATGTTACAGCGTCCATGGCTTTCTCCTTTTGTTGGTTATATTAACAGTTCCACTTACGTAGAGACTTATTAATTCTTGAATTAGGATCATTTGCAGTTTTTGCAGATGTTAATCTTTTTTTCATGCCTTTCATTCTAGCACAAAATGATTTTCTTCTATTAGCAGATTTAGAACCTGGTTTTAATTTAGAAGGTTTAGTAGTTACAGCCATAGATAATTTAGATCCAGGATTAGCAGCTCTATAAGATGCAATACCTTTTCTATTTAATCCACCTGATTCAGATTTACCTTCTTTTCTTTGCCAAGCTGGTGTTCCACCTTTAGCAAATTTACGTCTTTCAATTCCATGTCCTCTTTTAGAAATATCACCCATATTAATACATTTTAGTTTTTTTAGTTTTAATAACTCTTCCTTGTCCTCTACTTACTAATCCACCATCTTTATAATGTTCAACTGGATTATATTCTCTAGTAGAATCTTCTCTAAATAAAGAATTAAGATATTCAAATTCTCTATCCTTCTCAAGTTTTTCTTTATAAAGTTTATCCATTTCTTTTTCTGATTTTTTAAATTCAGCTTGTCTTGCTCGTTCTGCTTTATAATATTTATCACCAGCCATTATACTAATCCTCCTGTTCGCATATCTTTTCTTTTTGAAAATGTTGCAACGTTAGTAGGTTTAGGTCCAGTATTTCCTGCTGCTCTTTTTCTTTTAACTGCTGATCTTCTTTGACCTTCTGACATTGATCTAGCTTTAGCTAATGGTACACACTTTGGATATCCTTTTCTTTTTTCACCTTTAGATCTTCCACAAGGTGCAAATGAACCATCTTTTCTTTTAGATCCAATGTCTACCCATTTTTCAGCGACCCATTTTCTAAGACCATTTGCCATATTAATATTTTTTTGTAACTTTTCTTTTGTTTTCCATTACAGCGCCACAACCTTTTGCAACGCCACCTTGTTTATAATTAGATACCAATTTTCTTTGTTGTGAAAGACTTCAACCCTCTGCTTTCTTTTTACGTCCACCCGGAACTATTTTTCCAGAACAAACTGCAGAAGCATACATATTAGCATATGCACTTGGATAAACTTTAAATTTTCTTTTAGCTGCAGATTTTCCTCTCGCACAAAGTTTAGCCATTAGTAACCTCTTTTTGCTATCTTAGGAAATCCTCTTATAAGTCCGCCTTTTGCTTTTTTAACTCTTCCGCCTTTTTTATAAGAACTATTTTCTGAATCAGAATCTCCGTATTCTTCCATTTGATTTAATTCTGATTTTAATTCATCAGACATACGTTCTGCAGCGCCTACTTCATCTGCACCAAAAATAGCTGAAGCAGTTCCAATTCCAGGTAATAATTTACTACCTAATTTACCTGCTTTGTTTAATTTATTTAAATTTTTAAATATTTCTGTTTTCTTTTCCCCATCAATATCTAAAGAAGAAGCTTTAGCAAAAGATTTAGTAGCAAGGTTTCCCTTTTTTACAGGTGCTGGTGTTTCTTTTTTTGTAAAACCCTCATCAAAGGATAGTTTAACAAAATCTTTTCTTCCACCACCTCTTTTTGCAAGATCAATGAATTTTTGTCTTTTAGACTCACCCATTATCTTTTACCCTTCATCATTTTGCCTTTTTTCTTCTTAGACATTTTAGAAGTTAAGGTATCAGCTTTTTTCATTTTACCAGATTTAGTTTCAATATATCCTTTATCTTCCATAGCATACTCTCTAGCTTCTTCAGCTTTAGATTCCATGCCTTCATGAGCTTCGGACATATCCAAAGGTTTGCTGCCTTTTTTAAAAACGCCTCTACCTTTTAAAACATCAGCTCTGGTAATTTTTCCATCTTTATTTAAATCTGGAAATGCTTTTCCACCTTTAGCAAGACCAACTCTTGCAATACCGTTTCCTCTTTTTTGTATTCCAAGACCAGCCATTATCTTTTACCTTTTGACATTGCTCTGCCCTTTTTGTCTTTAGACATTTTAGCAGTTAGCATATCAGCTTTTTTAATTTTTTTATTTTTTGCCATAGCCTTTCCCCCCTTCATCATTTTATCTCTTGGTCTTATACCGTAATCGTTTCTCATTTTATCTCCTTATCCATTTTCTTGTTCTTTGTTTGATACAGGTCTATTTGCTAAAGTTCTTGCAACAGATTCAGCAGAACGACCCACCACATAACCACCTAATCCAACGTTCAATAAAGTCCAAACGTCACCAGGTAATTCAAAGGAGATAATAGCTCCTGTGAATACTTTTATAACTGGTCCTATAACATAATTCCAAACTAAGATAAATATCAACACATACATTAATAATGGTCTCCAAGATGATGCAAACCATCCAGCTTTTGCTTCAGCTTCAACTATTTTTGCTGCAGCTTGTAATTCTGCTGTATTAGATTGTAGTAATTGAGTTTGTAATTGTGCTTTTAATTTTTCTTGAAGATCTTTATCAGGAACTGATTTTTCAATTGTGTTAAATAGGATTTTTGCAAGAGGTGCAACAGCTCCTAACATTTGAATCATGGTTTAATACCACTTAGCTGATCTTCTTTTTTCTGAAAGAATACTTCCTTGACCTTGAACTTCTTGAACTTGAGTTTCATTTGGTTTTGACATTTCAATATCAATTCCACCAACTAAATAACCTTCAGCATTTGTAAATTTAGAATGATTTACTTCTTTTGATCTTGAATCTGCTGTAAAAGTTCTTGTTGAATTAGCTAATCCACCTACAGCCATTTGTTTTCTGCTTTTTCCAGCTTCAGATAAAGCAATAGCGATAGCTTGTTTAGGATTTTTTACTTTTTTTGAAGATTGACCAATGTTAAGTTCTCCTTTTTTGAACTCTCTCATTACTTTACCAATCTTTTTTTGTGATTTTGTAATTTTCATAACCATATTTATACTCCTTTTTTATTATTTAACAATAATTATTGTATTTTCTTACCCATATTAGAAAACTGTTGTTTTGCAATAGAAGTTGCAGCTCTTAATTCAGCTAAATCTTCATTTTGTTGCAGTTTTTCTTGTGTATTCATCTGATTCATCATAGCTCTCATCTTATCTAAATTGATTCTCTCCTGACCTTCTTGTTTTTTTCTAGCATTTTCTTGAGCTTGTAAGTCTAACTCTCTAGCTTTTAATGCAGCAATAGGATCATTATCAAATTGAGATGTAATTTTTCTTTCTTCCTTCATAAACTCATCCATCATCTCAGCGATTAAGATTGCTTTTCTTGATTCCAATTTCATTTGGAATTCTTGAACCTGTGCTTGAACTGCTGGATCTTGTAAAGCTTGTGGATTTTGAGATAACATTTGTATCTGTTGTAACTCTTGTGCAAATTCTAACTCAACTTGTTCTAAAGCCATTAAAGAAATATGTTCAAAAATATTTTTCTCTAATGATCCCATTATCATCGGATTATTTTTTGCAATGTTAGTAGACATAAAATTTAAATGTGCAGTAACGTGTGCTCTATGATCTTGTCCTCTAAATGCTTGGAACGGTTGTCCACCTAAAGCGTCAATGTGTTCCAATGCTGGATCTTTTGGCATTGGTTTTGCAGGTTGTATTAAAATTTTATCAATATCTTTTACTCCTAATGCTTCATACATTTTTCTGTAGATTTCATACAGGTTATGAATTTGTGGATTAGATTGAGCAAGTTGTAATTCAGTTTGTGCTAAACTAATTCTTTGTGATTGTGAAAATATATTTGGATCAGCAACTGGAACGATATCTATTCTATCATCAAAATCCGCTTGCTTAATATTTTTTTCTCCACCCACAACATCGTATGGATATTCTTCAGGTAAATATAATTTAAATACTCTTGATAATAATTTGAATTCTAATTTTAAAGAAGCATATAATCTTTTATGTATAGCAGACATTGTTCTGCTGCCTCTTTCCAGCAAAGCCACGGTCGTGCCCACTGCTGCTTGCTGATTCCCATCCCCTACTTGTATGTCAGCAATTGAAGCAAATCGCTGACCTGCTTGAACCACGACCCCCATTAATGCTAATAAAGTTTGTGAAGGTTCTTTATAAGGCAAAGTCATAAATGAATCTTTGATATTTCCTCCAGGGGCATCTACATCTCTCCATTCGCCAGGTTGAATAGATTGAGCATCATCTCTAATTCTAATACCACGCATTTTAAATCCTGCTGGTAAATTAGATAAAGTTCCTGCATCTAATAACTGTCTTAATGCTTGTGTAGCAGTTCTAGATAAACCACCAATCATATGAATTAAACCAAAACCATAGAATCCAAGTCCTGGTAAAAATTTAAAATGAACAAAATATTGAATTTTATTTTTTTTAGGATCACCTATTTCGTAATTTCTACGAATAGATAAAATTTCACGAGAGCCTTCTTCTATCGTCACGATGTAAGGAAGTTTTATTCCAGTCATTTCCCCGTTGGGATCACGATCTTCAAAGCCCTCGAGATCTAAGTTTACATGACACTCTATTAATGTAAAGATATCTTCGTAACCTGATTTTGTAACTCCTTCTAATTCTCTCTCTTTTGATTTTACATCATCTGCTTCTGTAACAGAATCATCACTTGGTAATAAATCTAAATCTCTATAGAATCCTGCAACTTGTTGTTTTCTTAATTCATTTCCAGAAATTTTTAAAACATGCATAATTGCTTCAGCGTCATCTAATGATGTTGCTGAATATGGAACAACTAAATCTTCTGCTGGTACAAATTTAGAAACAGCTCTTCCAAGTAAATCATCGTAGTAAACTTTTTTAAATGTAGATCCTGATAATGGTAAGTAAAATAACATTTGATCAAATTCTGGTTCGTATTCTTTCATGACATCCATAATTTGATAATTCATAAAATCTCTAACACGAATAGCTTGATCTTCTTTTTCTCTAGAAGAGTTTCCAATTATTTGAGTTCTAACTGGTCCATCTGATGGTAATAATTCTTTATAAGCTAAAGCTTGAAATTGAGTTACAGCTTCAGCTAAAACTGGATGTGTTGCACTTGATGCTCCTTGAAATGGTTCTGTTCTTTGTTCATATTTAAATCCAAGTAGATCTAAACCTTGTGTGTAAGCTTGTTCCCAATCTTGTCTTGAACTTTTATACTCTTGAAAATTTTGATAAAGTTCTGAACCTAAAGGTCCTAAAATATTTTCTGGTAATAGCTCTGCTAGATTATCAAAATGGTTTACACTTTCACCTTGATTAAAAGCTCCAGGTTCAAAATTAATTTCAACACCACCATCTTCTGTTGGAGTAATTTCTGTGTTTCCAATATCAGGAATAGATTCTTGAAGTTCTACAGATTCTTCAGTTGCAGCTTCTGGACCTTCTATTTCGATTTTATTTGTAACTTCGTTTGGAAGTGATTTTTCTATATTTGCCATTTAATTTCTCCGAGTTTACTATCTTAACCTTATTATATGTAATATTCAAGCCTTGCGGGGTAGGACCTGATTTAGGTGGTATAGTTCTTGTTAATTTTTTCATTATATTCCAAAAGAAGAATATGGAAGATTAGCTCTATATCTTGCAACAAGAGCATCTACTAAATTATCACCAGTATATGGATTAATGAGTGGAGCATATTGTGGTAATGTACTTAGTCCGCCACCTCCTGATGGACTTTGTGATGGACCACTTTGAACTGAAGTTTGAGCTTGTGATGCATCATCTGGAGCTGTTACACCTCTATTAGCAGCATCTACTGCTGAAGCAACTGCTCTTGCAGCTAAACCTGCAACTGGTCCAAGAGCCATTCCAACTACTGTTGATACTGGATTGTTTATTGCGTTTTGAACTGCTTGAGTAACTGCATTAGTAACTGTACTTACAACACCTGTTCCTTCAGTTGCAGCATTGGCTGCACTAACTCCACCTGTTCCTTCTTCACCGCCTGGACCTGATCCAACACCTTCTCCAGATGTACTATCTCCTGATCCTCCAACTCCTGCTGAATCTCCTGTTCCTACTCCAGCATCTCCTGCATTAGATGCTCCTGCTCCATCATCTCCACCGACACCACCACCTGATCCATTACTTGATCCTTCTCCATCTCCTGAATCTCCACTATCTCCTGAATCTCCACCGCTATCACCACCACCGCCTCCATCTCCACCGCCACCATCTCCTCCTGATCCTCCACCGGATCCTTGTAATGATGGAAGTCCAAATGGACCTCTGTTAGGTTTACCTTTTAGTGAACCATATAAATTTAAATCTATTAAAATTTTTTCTTCGTCTTTTGTAATATATGAAAGATGTGCTATTGGATGATCTTTAGATGATCTCCATTTAACTGGAGCATTAACTGTTTTTTGTTTTCCTAAGTAATTTAAAACGCCACCTTGTTTAACAGGTTTTGTCTTACTTGGTTTTTCAATATTAATATCGTAAGTAATTTTTTTCTCAATCATTTTAATAATAAACCTTATTTACTCTTGGTAATGGTTCATCTCTATAATCTTCTGGGTGAGAAATCAATCCACCTTGTCTAAATCTCATTAAAGCTTGTGTCATAGAATCCACTAAATCGTCATTATCTCCATGTGGAAATGCAGCACATTCTTCAATAACTTCTTGTGCAAACTCCTTACTTTTAGGTGCCCATATTTGACCTGCTTCAAATAATGGTGCAACTGAGTTAACTCTACTGTGTTTATCATTACCTTTTGAAGGGGTATAATTTATAACGGGTATACCCATTTTCCTAAGTTCATAAGTTAATGGAAGTCCTGATGCTTTAGCTTCAACTAAAACAGTTTCAGGTTTCCAATACATGTATTGTTCGTGAGCCAAGCGCCTTAGTTCAGGAAACTCTACTCGTTTTTTAATTGCATCTAGCAATATTAAATTTGGACCAGAGTCCTGATTTGGATGGAACACGCCCCAAGTTGTAATTGCAGAATAATCCGCAGTTTCTTTTTTTAAAAATGCAGTATCATAAGATTGAATAACATGCTCAATGGGTGGTACATAATCTTCATCCCAATCTTTCCACCACTCACGTTTAATAATAGCTCCTTCTTCTGAAGTTGGATTTTGCATGTACTGTGCATTCCATTTAGAAACACCCGCTGAAGCTTTGACCGCAAGCAAATCTTCTAACTTCCAATATTGTGGCCAACAAGGTTTACCACTTGGCATAATAGCTGGAAACTCAACGAGCTCCCATTTATCAGCTTTGTCTTCTGCTCCTTGAGCCTTGAGTAATTGTGCAGTTAAATCTTTTGTTGACCATCTAGTCATAACTAAAACGATTCTTCCACCAGGCTGCAAACGTTGACGTGGTCCTGATGTATACCACTCATATGCTTTATCAAAAGCTGTTTGAGAATTAGCATCTTGTTCTGAATGTGGATCATCGATGATTAATAAGTCAGCACCCCTACCGGTCACAGCACCTTGGACCCCGACAGCAAAGTATTCACCGCCTTTATTAGTTTCCCAACGTCCAGCTGCTTTTGAATCTTCTTGTAATCTTGTATTAAATATTTCTCTGTATTCAGCTGAGTCAATTAAGTTTTTTGTTTTACGACCGAAACGAACTGCAAGTTCTGCTGTGTGAGTCGCTTGAATAATTTTTAATTTAGGATCATTACCAATCATCCAAGCAGGTAAAAAGTAAGAAGCAAACTCTGATTTAGTATGCCTTGGTGGCATATTAATAATTAACCTTGTAAGTTCTCCAGATCTCAATCTATTAAATTTATCTGCAATAGTTTTATGATGAGAGCCTTCAATAAAATCTGGCCAAATGTATTTTACAAATGTTAAAAAATCAGAACGTATTTCTCTATTTTTTACTTTATGAATTTTAGTTAAAAAATCTAATTTCCAATTTTTTCTTACACTAGGATCAGTAATGTTATTAATTTTTTTTAAAATATCTTTATCAAGCATAATGTTAATTATGGTACCTAAATTGTTTTTAACACCCCCGGGGGTATAAATCCATAGGTAATTTAGAACCCAAAATGAAATTACTAGCTATGACTATGTAAATCTTAGACTAAAGGGTATGACTGGGACCCCTTTAACTGATTTACCCCCTCCCCCCTCTGTTAAATAAAAGTAATTTGGAAACCCATTGGGACCTCTATGGGGGGGGGAGAAGTCCTGGTGGGCCCCGCCCGCATGTATATAATACAATATATAAATCCCGGGTGGGCCCCGCCCGCATGTATTTAGTAGTGATAAATATATCACAGAATATCCCATTGAATTATAATACAAATATCTTTTGAATTGTGGCAACATTGTGGCTAATAACTATATACATAATATCCCAGATAGTAGTAGAATAGAATCAGTAATAACGAAAAGAAAGGTAATAATATGAAAACAACACTAGAACAAGAACTGCTAACATTAAAGAAAATGTTAGTAGAAGGACATGATGAGATGAGAAATAGTAAAAAGAAAAACGTTTCAAGTTTCGGTGTGTCTTATTATTTACTTCAAGTTATAGTACAAACTAATGCATGTCTTAATAGACTTGATGAAGTAAATAAAAAAGAACAGTTGGATAACATGGCTAATGACACTGTTCACCAACAACTATTCGGTATCTAATAATGGAAACTGAAATAAATATAACTGATAACCTTGCTCAACAATTCGTTGAGCAAGGACTAACAATAAAGGAAAGTGAAATACTTTCCTTTATTATAACAAAGTGCGATGATACCATTACGGATATTGTCGAAACATTTGAGGAAAGGGAAACAACAAAGGTGATATATGTTTGAAATACTAAAAGACATTTACAATTACTTTATAGTATTTGCGTCGTTGTCCTTGTTGCTTGTTGTATTATTCTGTTGGGTAGTTTTATTAATCAACAGAAAACAAGAAAAGGACTTTGACACAAAGTATAGAGAAACACGAAAAAAATAATCTTAAGAACAGTGCCCGAAACCTCGGGCACTGTTATTCTTTAACGAAAAGAATTACTTAGCAATTTGTGTAAAGGACTTTGGCACACGCACCTCAATTTGTGCTTTGCCAAATATGCTCTCTAAATTCTTCCAAACGTCATCAATGGACAAGCCGGAATATAAAGTATTTTTGGCGTCCTCAATTCCACTCTCAAGATATTTAAAGAACTTGCCCTTTTCAGAGTTCTTATATTTTTCTTCAAGTTCAACTCGACAAGCTGATTTTATTGTGGACATAATACAATCTAGATCATTGTCTGATCTTGATGATAAGTGCCATTGTCTTATCTCGTTCCAATGATTGAACTTATCTTTTAACGCTTGTTTTTTCTTATTAGCATTAACACTAAGAGCAGTCTCTTTCATATCTTTGCTTGCTTTAAAATCTTGATATTCCTTTTCAGCTTGTTCAGCTTCTTTAATAAGTTTATCAAGTTTTAAAGTTGCCACAAATTTATTAAAGTCCTTTTCTAATTGTTTTTGAACTTCAAGTTCGCACTGTGATCGTATTGCACTTTGCTTTTCTTGGAACTTGTTATTTATAAGTCTGTCTAAATAATCAAGTTCTTGTTTTCTGATTGGTCTCATGTTTTTTCCTTTCGTTGTTTGTTATTTGGAATTATATCCTATGTTATCCTATATTGTCAAGCTCTAAATTAATTTTTTTTATTTTTTTCCCGGGAGGGCCCCGCCCACAGGTGTTTAGTGTTTCTTGGGAGGGCCCCGCCCGCATGTGTTTAGTGGGGTGCGACAATATGTCGCATTGACTTATTTAAATTAGCTGACCTCGAATCATGGAGCTTGGAGAAATTTATTTGTTGTATTGTAGGATTAAATAGGATATATTTTTAAATGACAGAAGGTGCTAGCGAAATAGATCACACGTCCCTTCCTGTCAGCCGGTGAATGCGAAAGCAAAGAGATAGAGCCGTAAACTCGGTCAGATCGTTCCGGTGTAAAGGCGATACAGTAATCCTGTTACAACGTTTAATCGTTGGCTAAAGAACTGGAACACGGCTTGGGTAGTGCCAAGGGGATTTTCCCAAAACTACCCGAATAACGAAAGGACCAAGATGCCTAAAACCTACACAGTTGTAGCTTACTACAAAGAAAAATTTTCTTATACTGTAGAAGCTAAAACCAAAGAAGAGGCAAAAGAAATTGCCTTAAAAAATCAAGCTGACTGGGAGAGAATAGATGATTTTATGAATCATGAACCTCCAGTCATTACTAAAGTTATAGAAGAATAATTTCTAACGGCGCCCTTACGGGCGCCAACCATCCAATTAAAAATTAAAAATTAAAAAACTCGCAAGCCACAAGTGCGGCTAGCAAGCTCACAAGTGTATATATAAAAACGGGAGGGCCCCGCCCACAGGTATTTAGTAGCAAGTGCGACAATTTGTCGCATTGACATAACCTCAGGTTGCAAGTGCCTTGAATCAGGTCTCAGGCAACAAGGCACAATATTAGAGTTGACAAGATGGGAGAATCTAGGATATAATTTTATCAATAACGAAGGAGAAAGAAAATATGAAGTATAAAAACACAAACCCATTTGCGGTTTATGACCCGAATCAAGTTGATGATTTGGAAGACATGGACCTGCATTGGGAAGACTTCTTAACTAATCTTAGAGAAGAATTTGAATCTCAAGTTGGTAAAGAAGTACATGCGACTGGAGAAGAAATGGGATGGCAGCGAAAATCAGGTGA